AAGTATTCACTATTGGGAAATAGATGAAACGAATATGGATCTTATAGAGGGGCAATCAGACTATGATTTTTTTAGATCAAGTGCTGATGGTACAAGTGCTGTCACGACTCCAACAAATGGTATCACAGGTATGTCAGATATTCTTGAGGCACAATTAAGGTCTAATAGAACTTCAACAGATCAATCAGATAGTCCAATGACTAAGGTTGACAGATCTACATACGCTGGTTTTTCAAATAAATTATCAAAAGGTACGCCTAATCAATATTGGGTAGAAAGATTTATTGATAAAGTTAGAGTTCATATTTATCCAACACCAGATTCTACTAACGCATCTAAAGATATGCATTTTTATTTTATAAAAAGAATTCAAGACGTTGGTGCATACACTAATGCAACTGACGTTCCATTTAGATTTGTGCCATGCATGGTTTCAGGTTTAGCATATTATCTATCTATGAAGTATGCACCACAGTTAATGCAAGGTCTAAAATTAGTTTATGAAGATGAGTTTCAAAGAGCATTACAGGAGGATGGGTCAGCTTCTAGCACATACATTACACCTAAAGCTTACTACCCAGGTACATAATGGCAAAATACGCAACAGGTAAATATGCAAAAGCGATATCTGATCGATCAGGTATGGAGTTTCCATATGAAGAGATGGTTAGAGAATGGAACGGATCGTTTGTGCATGTATCAGAGTTTGAACCAAAGCAACCACAGTTAGAACCAAAACCCATGAATGGTGATGCAATATCATTAAGAAATGTTAGACCTGGTAGAACAGAGCCAGCAGTTGCTGCCATGTTAGGCAACAACCCATTTTCAATAACAGCATCTTCACAAACAATTACAGTTACAGAAGAGAATCATGGTAGATCAAGTAGTGATACTGTAAGATTTAGAAATGTAACAGGTAGTCCAGGAGGAGTGGCTTTTACAACGTATGAAAACTCTAGTGGTTTTAGCATAACTGTAACAACAGCAGACAAGTATACATTTACATTAGGAGTAACTCCTAGTATAACAGAAGAGTCAGGAGGAGCAACTGTGTCCGCAGGACCAGTCACATTAGTATCATGATTAAAAAAATAAAAAATTTTATTGCAAAAATATTTGGTATCAAACAATGCGCATGTAAAGATGAACATTTAGAGTTATATGAAGATATACCAGAGCCAGAAATACCTGTGCATAAATTAGAAAAAATAAAATCAAAATATAAAGAATAATGGCATACACTTTAACAAACTTACAAGATGATATTAGAAACTATACTGAAGTAGATGATTCAGTTTTTTCTACTACTGTTTTAGAAACCATAATTAAAAATGCTGAAAATAGAATTTACAGAGATTCTGACTCTGATGACAATAGATTTTACGCTACATCAAACTTACAGTCAGGTAGTAGATATGTGACTATACCTTCAGATTTAAGAGCTATAAGATATGTGCAATTAAAAGATACAACTGTTAGTCCAAACGTACAAACTTTTTTAGAAAAAAAAGAAACTAGTTATATGGCAACATTTTATGATACTCCAGGCACAGCATCTGGTCTTCCTAAATATTATGCTAACTGGGACGCTAATTTTTGGATAGTAGCACCTACGCCAAACGCAAACTATGAGATAACTTTGGCATATGTAAAACAGCCAGACACAATAACTTCTGGAACGCCAAGTACTGCAGGAACTTACATATCAAATAAATATCAAGATTTGTTATTGTATGCAGCATTGGTAGAAGCATATGGGTACTTGAAAGGTCCCACAGATATGTTACAATACTACGAAAGTGCTTATAGAAGAGCACTCGCATCGTACTCTATCGAACAACAAGGTAGAAGACGCAGAGACGAATATCAAGATGGTGTAATTCGTACTCCTTTACAATCACCATCACCATAATTAAGGAGATAAAAATATGGCTAATGTTATACCTGACTCTTTTAAAACAGACCTGTTAAAAGGAACGTTTAATTTTGATTCATCTGGTGGATCAACTTTTAAACTTGCTCTATACACAGATATATCGGGATTAACGACATCAACAACCGCGTTTACTACTACTAACGAAGTTAGTACATCTGGGACTAGTTATAGTTCTGGTGGAAATACTTTAACCAATAATGGTGTAGCTATTTCAAGTAATATTGGATTTGTTGATTTTGCAGATTTAACTTTTTCATCTGTAACGTTATCAGCGGTAGGAGCTTTGATTTATAAGAGTGGCGGTTCTAATGAAGCAGTATTAGTTTTAGATTTTGGTGGAACAAAGACAGCAACTAACGGAGATTTTGTTGTTCAGTTTCCAACTGCATCTAGTTCTGCAGCTATTATTAGATTAGGCAACGCATAATATTTTTGGAGTAGTAGATGGCATTTGTATTAAATGACAGGGTAAAAGAAACTACCACTACTACAGGTACAGGAACTATTTCTTTAGCTGGTGCTGAAACCGGCTTTGAAACTTTTGTAGCTGGTATTGGTACAACTAATAAAACTTTCTATGCTATAGAATTACCAGGTAATGCTGAATTCGAAGTTGGCGTAGGAACTGTTACTGACGCTAGCCCAGATACTTTATCTAGAGATACAATTATCTCCTCATCAAATTCAGACAGTGCAGTAAACTTTTCTGCAGGAACAAAAAATGTTTTTTGTACTTATCCTGCATCCAAAGCTCCGTCTGCAAGTATGACAGCTTCAACTTATGCTTTCAATCATTCAGCGACTTTGTCTGATGATCAAACAATTAGTAATGCAGTATTAGCAGGACCAGTTACAGTAACTGGAACTCAAACAATAACAGGAACGGTAGTAGTAGTTTAATGTCAAAGATAGAAGTAGATGCAATAACAGAACAATCAGGAACAACATTAACAGTTGGTGGTGGAGCTAGTAAAACTGTTGTTGCTGATGCAACTACTGTAACTTTAGGTAGATGTGGTGGAACTGTAGCGTTAGCTTCAGGTGCATCACAAACAGGATTTGGTCGTACAGGAACAGTAAACTGGCAAACAGGATCAATTAAAACAGCTACATTCACAGCAGCAAATGGCGAAGGATATTTTGCAGACACATCGTCTTCTGCTTTCACAATGAATTTACCAGCTGGATCAGCAGGTAATATTGTTTCTGTTGTAGATTACACAAATACTTTTCAAACAAATAATTTAACAGTTACACCAAATGGTTCACAAAAAATAGGTGGAAATCCTGCAAGTTCAATTTTATCAACACAAGGTCAATCAGTTACTCTTGTTTATGTAGATGATACAGAAGGTTGGAAAAACGTACAAGATTCAACCTCTAATGTAGTAGGAACAGTTGATTTTATGTCAGCATCAGGTGGAACAGAAACAACTTCTGGTGATTTTAAAATACATACTTTTACAGGACCTGGTACTTTTACAGTATCTGCTGTTTCTAATGTATGTGCTGCAAGAAACACAGTAGGTTATTTAGTTGTAGCTGGCGGTGGGGGTGGAGGCCATTCCCACGGTGGTGGTGGTGGAGCTGGTGGTTTTAGAGAAGGTAGAAATGCTCCAATAGATAATTTTACAGCGTCTCCTTTAGTAGCGAACGCACCAACAAATGCTGTTACAGTAACAGCAACAGCTTTTCCAATTACTGTGGGAGCAGGAGGAACAGCACCAGGAAACTGTCACCAAGCTAAAGGTTCTAATTCAACTTTTTCAACAATAACATCTACTGGAGGTGGTAGTGGAGTAGGTGGAGGTCAAGCAGGTCAACCTGGTGGTTCAGGCGGTGGAGCTGCTGGTAATGGTGGCCCTGGCGGTGGTAATGGAAACACACCCTCTACAACTCCTGCTCAAGGCACAGCCGGCGGATGTGCACCACATCCAGATGCTTCGGCAGCTGGTGGCGGTGGAGCAGTCGATGCAGGTAGTCCTGGTGGACCAAGATGTACTCCTGGTGGTGATGGTGGTGATGGAACAGCAACAAGTATTACAGGATCTTCAGTTACAAGAGCTGGTGGCGGTGGTGGAGGAAATGGAGGAGCTCCAGGACCTACAGTTGGTGGAGGAGGTGGACCAGGTGGTGGAGGAAATGGTGGGGGAATTCCATTTGATTCATCTGCAGGAACTGCAAACACTGGCGGTGGCGGTGGAGGAGGAGCTAACCCTGCTATTGGTGCAGGAACAACTGCTAGAAACGGTGGCTCAGGTATAGTAATAATAAGGTACAAATTTCAATAGGTAAATTATGAGTGAAGTAAAAGTAAATAAAATTAGTCCAAGAACAAATTGTGGTACAGTTCAGTTAGGAGATAGTGGTGACACTATTACAATTCCTAGTGGTGCAACAATCACGAACAATGGAACTCAAACAGGTTTCGGTAGAACAGGAACTGTAGATTGGCAGACATCAATTAAAACAGCAGCTAGTTTTACTGCTGTTAATGGTGAGGGTTATTTTGTAGATACATCAAGCAATGCTGTGACTGCAAATTTACCAGCAGGTTCTGTTGGAGCAATCGTATCTTTTAAAGATTATGCACAAAATTTTGATACAAACGCGTTAACTATCGCTGCTAATGGTTCAGAAAAAATAGAAGGTCAAACTTTTGATTTAATTATAAACACAGAAGGTGCAGCGGTCACATTAGTATATGGAGATGCAACTAAAGGTTGGCAAGCAGTTAATAGTAATGAAATTACAAACTCAGAAAAATTTGTTACAGCAACAGGTGGGACAGTTACTTGTTCAGGAAATTTTAAAATTCATACTTTTACAGGGCCAGGGACTTTTTGTGTTTCTTGCGCAGGCAATCCAGCTGGATCAACTACAGTAGATTATGTGGTAGTGGCTGGTGGAGCCGGAGGCGGTGGAAATGAAGGTGGAGGTGGTGGTGGAGCTGGAGGATTTAGAGAAGCTATAGGTAATGCCCCTGATTATACAGCATCTCCTCTTGCTTCATCAACTGCTTTACCAGTTACAGCAACAGCTTTTCCAATTACAGTTGGTGCAGGAGGTTCTGCAGGTCCAAGAAATAGTGGAGATCATAGAGGTGGCTGTGGGACAAATTCAGTATTTTCAACAATAACATCCGCCGGTGGTGGTGGAGGTGGTGGAGGTTCAGATACCTCTTCTCACAGACCAGGCAATAATGGTGGTTCAGGTGGAGGTGGTGGTGAAACTAGAGGTGGACCAGGTCAACAAGGAACTGGAGGAACAGGTAATACTCCTCCTGTAAGTCCTGCCCAAGGAAGAGACGGTGGAGATGGAAACGCAAACACTGGTAATCCAGCAGGAGCTGGAGGAGGCGGTGGAGCTGGCTGTAATGGAGCTGGTGGAAATCCAAGTGGTGGCGGAGCAGGTGGTCCTGGTGTAACAAGTTCAATAACAGCATCACCTGTAACAAGAGCAGGTGGCGGTGGAGGTGGTGTTTATGGACCAGCTCCTTTAGGTGGTGGAGGACCTGGTGGAGGTGGTGATGGGGGTAGAGGCACACCTTGTTCAGGAGCAGTAGCTGGAACAGCTAACACTGGCGGTGGTGGAGGTGGTGCAGGACAAGCTCCAAAATGTGGAGCAGCAGGTGGCTCTGGTATAGTAATAATAAGGTATAAATTTCAATAATTATGACAAGTAAAATAAAAGTAGATAACATAACAGACCAAGACGATAATAACATTATCAACGAAAGTGGTGATGTAATTACAGTTGGTGCTTCTGGTGATACAGTTGCAGTTGCAGGTAATATTGTAAAATCAAATGCACTTCAAGCAAGTGATGGTGGTAATATTGTAAACCAATCTGGCACAACAATTACTTTAGGTGCTTCAGGCGATACAGTTACTTTAGCATCAGGT